GTTCGGGTCCGTGAGGCCCCCGGTTCAAATCCGGGCGCCCCGACAAGCACCAACCCCTGTATGCACAGTTTGGTAAAATCGCCAGATGTGCATACAGGCATAGCCCTGGGGGCTGAAAAATGTGTACCTCTGTCAGCACAACTAAATTGAAAAACAGGAGAAAAAAAAGCCTGTTGATAATTATCAGTCCATTCTGACGATTATCGTTCATATTTAGAAGTAACCAGGAGCTGCACATATGAAAACACTCACTTTTGAAAGCGCAATACACGGATATTTGCTCGCCGCAGGCGCCCGCCACCTCAGCCCGCGCACCATTGCCGATTATATGAACACCTTCAAAAAATTTACGGCTACCCTGCCAGGCAAGGATTTCCCCCTCGCGAACATCACCAGCCAGCATATTGAAACTTTCCTGCGCGAGCAGCACGGACTCACCAACAAAACCCTCCTCAACTACTACGTGGGCCTTTCCGCCTTCTGGACCTGGGCTACGCGTGAGAAACTCGTCCCCGAACACATCCTTCATTCCATCCCCGCTCCCAAGCCCGAACAGCGCGATATCGTCCCCTTCACCGCACAGGAGCTCAAGCTGATTGTCACCTCGCTAAAACGATCAAGACCATATACCCGCCCAGGCAAAGCCCTCTGTGACCATTCCATCAACGAATGGAACGCCGCCCGCAACTATGCCATCCTCCTGCTCCTGCTTGATACCGGCATGCGCGCCACCGAACTTTGCGAGATCAACCTGCACCAGGTCGATGAACGCAACCACCGCGTCCACATCCTGGGCAAGGGAGCCAAAGAGCGCACCCTTCCCTTCAGCCCGCGCACCGGGCAGGCTCTCTGGCGCTACCTTGCCACCCGGGATATGACCTACGGTCAGCGTGTCTTCGTCTCATCCACTGGCGGCGACTTTGACCGCAACGACCTGCTCGTCACACTTAAGCGCATCGGTGACCGTGCTGAAGTCCCCGGTTGTAACCCCCACCGCTTTCGGCATACCTTTGCCATTCAATTCCTGCGCAACGGCGGCGACGCCTACACCCTCCAGGCCATGCTCGGACATTCCACGCTAGAGATGGTCAAGACCTACTTGCGCCTCGCCCAGATCGACCTCGACAAAGCCCACCGCCACGCTTCCCCTGTTGATAACTGGCGGTTATGATCTCGGTTATAAAAACTCCCACTCATAGAGCGGGAGTTTTTATAATACTTAATGCTTTCTTGCCGCCCGGCATACTCCCAGCCAGAAAATTAAACCCAGTACATAATACACTGCAATCATGCAGGCCATTTCATCACTGGCAACTCGGCTACCAACTCATCTTTGCTCGGGATGGATCTTGTCCCGGCACGAACGGCAGCTATTACATCATAGCAGGCTACCCAAACGGCATCGCGCCAGGCTATTGCCGCCTCGGCTTCTTCGGCCCACTGCGCAATAGACGATGAAGCATACGAAGTCGCGGCCAATATTGATCCGTACCCGCGCTCGGCAACCACCGCGTCCATGTGCGCCTGAACAGCGTCCGCCATCATGTTTTGAACCTCGCTCAGAGAAGGACCCGCGACGTGCGCTTCATAAATCGCAATGACCGCGGCTTTGTCGTCGCTATCTTCTACCTGGATAAACTCCTCTGGGCGGCTTGATGTCCGGGTAAACCCGGCTGCGGCAAGCTCCTGAATAAGATTGACTATGTTTACTGCTTTGTCGAGCGCGATTGTCACTGTCATCGATATCTCCTAAAGGTATGCGCAAACAGCTCTTATTTTGGTAACTTCTACGGTTCCGGCAGTTCCAATAGAGCTCATTCCGGTATTTCCGGTTTTTGTAAGCATGTAATATGTGGTTTTGCTTGCCAGGGAAATATATTTATCCTTTTTGCCTGGCGAAATGACAACTACCGGATTTATCCCCAGCCCCAGTGCTGCCTGCGTAAAATCCGCATCTGTTTCACTGTTATTGGCAGTCGACAATGTCAGATATTGACTTCCATTCCCTGTGCTGTAATGAGCGGCTTGCCAGCCTAATAGCCAATTTCCAATAGGTATAGATTTTGAATGCAGGTTGTACCAGGTATTTGCCGTCGGGCTGGCTTGTTGGGCATTTGTGTTATCTGTAAACTCCTCGGTCCACTTGCTATAAAGAAATGGAAAGCCGAATGGCACTTTCGCGTTGCTGTAAAACGGATTTGTAATTACCGCATTAGTAAGGGTATAGTCAGTGCCGCCATATACCGTGATCAACGTTACCCCACCCGAATAAGCCCCCACATCTGTGACAATAAAATATTTGTCTGATGTTTGCGTCAGCTTAATTCTCATTCCCACGCAAATGATACCCGTCTGGTCATTATTGACACTGATCACGAATGTTGGAGCATCTGCGCTCGAATAGCTCCAAGAGCCTGTTCCTGTATTCCAGCCTCCCAATGTAGTAATAGTCTCGCCCACAATGTTTGTACCAGAACGCTTCAAAACCTGACCATCCGCAATCGCGCCCAGAGCCAGGGCAGTTGGCCCGCTCGTTTCGATCAGTTCGGTTACCATGGGCCACCACCCATCCCCGCTGGATAGGATTAACTGCGCGCTTTCGGGTGTCACCGTTGCAATCGTCGTTCCCCCCGCATTTTTGACCACCAGGCTGTAAGTCGCCCCAAAATTCACTACCATAAACGGATGGTTGTCCGTGCTCTCCGCGGGAAGTTCCACCTCCTGGTTTGACCCGTCCGCATCCAGCACCTGCACCGGCGTATCCGCATCGATCAGCGTCTTTTTTGCGCTGATCGTCTCCACGTTCCGGTACTCTGCCCGCAGTGTCGCCGCCAACAGGTTGTTGACGTACACCGCCATCACATCCTCCACCCCGTCCGTGTAATTGAAATCGTTCAAATCCTTCAAAATATCTACCATGCCATCTCCCTTTCTATTTCCCTGAGCCGAAGGGGGCTGGGTTATAAAACTTCCTCAACCCATCCGGGATCTGCTCGACCTTACCGCCAGCTCGCACATAAATTTCGGCGTAAATCTCAGCCTTCGCGTTCCAGAATAGCCTCGACGCTGGCCTGAAAATTCCTGGGTAATTCATCAGCCACAGTGCCTCCGCCGATGGCCCGCCGACGCTCTCCACCAGGATATAAATTTGCAGCGCCTGCCCGAATTCCTCGCCCTGGCTGATCCAGCCCAGCGCCTGGTCCAGTTGGTGCGCCCGCTCATGGATGCAGTATTTCTCGCTCGCGCACCAGTATGTCCTGCTCAACGTGTTGTAGGCCCCGCCATCCTTCGGGCCGGGGATCGGCAGCAGGCATAACACTGCTGCCGCGATCAACACTGCCAGGCCCAACCAGCTCAGTTTACGGTACACCGATTGCCATCCACGGAATGTCGATGATAAATTGACTGGCTGATCCCTCGCTCCATACGCCAATATAAAAACTTGAGACTGTGGGCGTATACATTTGCCAATCGAACTCCGTTCTTGTAGATCCAGAAACCTGCTCGGGCGGGCCAACAAAAACCAATGGCGGATTCGAAAACGCCACCGGAAACGTGATCAACCAGGTCCCATATGCTGTTCCAACTGCAGTTGTCAGTCTTGCACATCCAACTTGCATCACTGCATTCGTTGGCGTATATGTCGTTGCGCCGGGCACCCACCAGTCATTCGCATCGCCGCCCTGCCTACGAATCACTGAAGGCATCGCCGCCCATTCCTTTGCCGACGCCCCCGAGTTTTGCCGCACGCCCTGGTAGGCGCTGCCGCCCGCCGGGAAAGTGGACGGCGGCGCAGCAAATTTCATCTTGCCCGGCTCCGATGTGTCTTCTGTCAACAGATAGCCATTATTCCCGGTTACGGCCACCTTCGTCAGGCGGTTTGCCGCGGTTGACACCAGCAGTTGCCCGGCTGCTGTCAATGCCCCAAACACCGCCCTGAAATTATCTCCCAGGTAGGTATTCAGGTATGCGTCATCGATCCAGTCCCCCGCCGCCGCGATCGGAACATTGGTGTAATCAGTCATGGCTCACCTCTTCTCCCCCTAAATCGCCGTGCCCCCCGGCTATTTGGGGGGATGTCGCTTCAGCGACAGGGGGGTCATTCTCCTCCTCCAACTCCTCCGCCTTCACACCCGGCCTCCAATCGCGTGCCAGGTTTTCAGGCTTCGAATTCAGCACCTTTTCGATTTCATTTCTGCCAAAACCCTCTACAATCGGCCTTTTCAGCAAAGCCGCCTTGATTTCTCCCCAGTCCTCCGGGAATTCCACCGGCCTGGCCGCCACGCTCCCGCCGTTCCCGCAGGTTGTGCAATAAAAGATTGGCTCCTGGTCATCCACATACTCATGCCGCCCGCAGATCGGGCATTGTGCCAGCACCCGCCCCGTGTTGACGAACGCCTGCACCGGCTCCCCGTTCACCGTCCGCCCGTCCCACGCCACCGTAATCCGCTTCAACTGCACCTGCCTCGCGCTCGCGCTCCTGATCCACGCCCCCACGCCGATCATATTGTCGCGCTTCGCAATATCCTTCGCTGTGATCAATCTATTCATAATGTCTCCTTGTTTTCTCCTTCCCCTAAATTCCCTGCTCTTGGGAATTTGGGGGAAGGCCGGGATGGGGGCTACAAACTCCCCAGTTGGAACGGTATCTGCACCGGGATCTGCACCCCAGTTGCCAGGTTCACGAACGGCTCCAGGTACCACTGCGTCTGCACCACGATCCCTGCCGGGTCATCGAACTTGTGGCTGATCCGCATCACCCTGAACAACTGGTTGATCCCCGTCACCGTCACGCGGATCACCTGCCCCAGGTCTACCGCAAACTGCACTTCCGGGTTCGGCATCAAATTCACCACCAGGTAATTCCGCGCCTGCGAAAGGTACAGCCCCAGCAAGTCCCTGTACTGCTTCGCCATGTTCACATTCTGCTCAGTTTCCATCACAAACGGCAGCGGCCCAAATTGCCGCACGCTCGTCGCGTCCCGATACTTGAATGTCGATGTGGTCGTTTGCGCCAGGGGGTTGCCGCGCAATTTCAACAGCCAGATATAAGCATCGCTTGCTCCGCTGTTGGTGATCGTCAATTGCGCCCCGGTTGCGAATGCCGTCATCGTCATGCTGATATCCGCCGTCAGGTCTGCGCCGCTCCCATCGCTCACGCTGTTCCCCAGGTAATCTGTGCTGGCTACCGGCGTCAAAAGGCTTTTCACCGGCACCACCTCATCGTTGTACTTGAACTCTGCCCACACGTCATCCACCGTTTCCCCGGCCTGCACCAACAGCGATCCGCTCATTCGCCACACTTCCTGCGTCGTCTCCTCTGTCCTCGGCGATGATCGTACCTCCACCAGGTTGCGGATCACTTCGCTGGGTGTCATCCGCTTGATCCCGTTCACCAGGATATCGTCGCTCGTCAGCGTCAGTGCTTCTGTATTGGCGTAGTTTCTGCTGCGGAACACCAGTTTCCCGTCCGCCGCCATATTCACAGTTCCTAGCTCATTCTGCGCCAGCTCATGCATCACTCGCGCCGGGCTGCGCGCATCCACCCAGAAATACGGCCACGCATCCACACCCGCGTCCAGTGTCGCCCCCCACACCCGCGGCCAGTTGGCCGCCGCCAGCACCAGCTGCATCGCGTCATCCGCATAGATGCTTTCCTGTAGTGGGATCGTCACGCTGTTCGCCTGGTTGCGCAGGAAAGCCCAGCCATCATTCCCGCTGAACTTCGCCATCCGCATCCCGCGCTCTGTATACGATGCCGGTTCGTTCAAGACCCCGGCCATCAATCCATGGCGCGCCTCCCCTGGTGTCCGCACCCGGCACCTGAACAGCTTCCCGCCCACCAGCTTCCCGAACAGCGGCGAATCCGTGTTATACGGGTCAAAGCGCCTGTCAGCATCCAGGAACGTTGCGCTGAATTTCCCGGTTTCCTCTTCCTCGAAGCCTCTCCCGTTTACATCGATCGTATACTTCCTCCCCCGCTCGATGCTCATATCCACCAGCACATTCCCCTCGTTTGAACCATCGAACAGGTCATCACTGTCCCAATCCACCTCCACCCCATACCGTGGGCTGGTCAGGACCGTTGGCCCAAACTTGAATGACCCGAACTTCCGCTGTCCAAACTGATTCGCCATATTCCTTTTTTCCTTCTTCCCCCAAATCGCCGTGCCCTGCCCCGCGTGTTTTTCGCGGGGTTGCGGCTATTTGGGGGGATGCCCGAAGGGCAGGGGGGCAGGGGTTACTGCTTCCTCGCCTGCCTTATGCTCTTCTCGATAAACGGCGCCAACACCCGCTCCGCTTCATACTGGTCTCCCGTGCTGATCATCGGGCTGAAAACGAATTGCACGTTCCCGCCCATTCCACCGCCCAGCCCGCTCATCACATTGCCCGTGGAAAGCGCTGGGGCCGCCATTGCGCCCAGATTCCCGGATAATTCCGGCAAACCCATCCCAGAAACCGCCTGGAGCGCTTCCTGCACGCCCCATAGGCCGATCTCCCACGGTGTCGGGCTGCCCGGTGTCATCCATGCCGGTAATTTCATGTTATTCAGCGTGTTGGTGACATCCCGCAGCCACCCGGTCACGGTTTGCAATATTCCGGTCAGCCGCCTGAACGAATCCACGATATACCCGCCGAACCAATCCGCGATCGCTCTTGCAATCGGTGCGCCTGTTGTGTTCCACCATCTCGCCAGCGCCTCGAACACCGGCATCAATTGCGTCGCCAGCACCCCGAACACCAGCTTCAGGGCGGGCCACAAAACATTCTGCCAGATGCCTGCCAGGATCTTCAACTGCAAGCCGAACACCGCCCCCAAAAAGTTCCCGATTGCCTGCAAAAATGGAAACAGCACCTGGCTCATCCAGTTCCATACCGCCATGATCGCCGGGAGCAGTGTATTCGTCCAGAAACTCGCCAGCTTTGCCAGCGCTGCCGTCACGTTCGTCGCCAGCCAGTTCCACAACTGCACCAGGATCGGTTGCAGCCAGGCCCACACCGCCGCCAGCTTCTCCTGGATCCCGCCCCAATTATTCGTCCAGGCCAGGTACAGCAAACCCAGCACGGCGATGATCGCCAAAATCGCCAGCCCCACCGGCCCGGCCAAAACGCCTGCAATCGCCGTCAATACCGGCCAGATCGCGGTCAGGGTTGTGATCAGGCTTCCCACCACCAACAGCAGTGGCCCAATCGCCGCCGCAATTGCCAGCACCACCACGATCGTTTTTTGAATTTCCGGGGAAAGCCCGGAAAACTGTGTGATCAATCCACTGATAAATTGTACAGCTTGCAGCGCATACGGTAGCAATTGTGTTCCCAGCGTCACCGCCGCGTCTGCCAGTTGCGCCTTCGCGATCCGCGTGCTGTTTGCCAGCCCGTCCGCAGTCCGCAGGAAATCTCCTTGCGCCGCTGTGCTTTTTTCCACCATCAACGCATACAGCGCCTGGTAACTGGCTGCCTGGGTCAGTTCTTCCTTCTCCCCGATCAACCCCATTTGCAGCGCCTTGGTCTTTACCGCCGCCTTATCGATCACGATCCCCATCCGCCTCAGCGGTTCATATTGCCCCGCCGTGGCGCTCTGGATCGCCGCCAGCGCATCTTCTGGCCTCAGGTTGTAAAACGATGCCCAGTCCGATGATAGTGTCACCATCGATTCAGCCCACTTCAGGTTTTCATCCGTGTTCAACCCCGCTGATTTCCCCATCGCGCCAAACGTGGCAATCGCATCCAGCGCCGCTTGCTGGCTCTGTCCCAGCGCCGTCGCCGCTGTCTTCGACCATTCCAGCGCATCCTGGCTCATCGCTTCGAATACTTCGCTCGATTTATTCTTCGTTTCCTCGTAATTGCTGGCCGCGTCCGTTGCGAATAACCCCAGCCCGATGATTGGCAGCGTCACCGCCCCCGTCATCTGCATGCCAACCTTCTGCATGTCCTGCCCCATCTTATCCATTGATGCAAGTACATCCCCCTTTGCAGTTTTTATGTCCTTCATCAATTGGCTGGCGTCGCCTACCAGTTCCAGGACCGCTTCGCCTAAACTGCTGCTCATCTCGCGCTCCCTTTGCTCTTATTGATCAACATGCCGCACTCCAATGCCCATCAGTTTCAACCTTGCCGGGCTTGCCGGTTTGATGCTGTTATCTGCCTCGATCATCGCCGCTCGCATCCATGCGCTCTGCGCCGCCTCGCGATGATTTTCTTTCATGTGTGGGATCGAGACCGCGTCTGAAAGCAAGAGCTTCAATTCTGCCTGCCGGGCTGGTAATCGCTCCAGGTACGCGCTGATCGCCGCCAGCGGCATCCCTCTAATATCCTCGTAGCCCAGCCCATACCAGAAGCTCAGGCGGCTGAAGGCTGTTCCCCAGTCGCTTTTTTCAGGGCGGTCTCCAATGCGTTTTTTCCCTGCGTCTCCTCGATGTAAAACGTCAGGATTCTCACCTTCAGCATGAAGGCCAGCTCCTCCAGCGGCAAATTCTTGCACAACATCCCCAGCATCTCGTTCAGCACGGCCTCGAGTTCTTTAGCCTGCCCATCGTCTAGCTCCGGGTTGTTCTGCATTTTTATCGAGCGCGCGTGCAAACCCTGGAATTTGACAATCTCCTGCGGCCCGAACCCTTCCATCCGCACCAATTCATACTCCTGTCCCTGCCAGCGCACCTTCACCGCCCGCGCCTGCCCGAACAGTTCATCCAAATCTAACGCTTTTCTCTGTTCATCCATGTTTTATTCCTCAGTTTCTACTCATCCCCTCTCCCCCCAAATATCCCGTAGGGTATTTGGGGGGATGCCCGTAGGGCAGGGGGGCAGGGGTGGGCCTACGCCGCCACCGCATCCTGCATCGTAAACAGCCCAAAGCGCTCAGATTCGGTCGCCGCGGTCAGATCTTCCAGCGCCTCGAACTTCACCGGGATCAACGTCTTCCCGTCCTTCGTGAACTCCATCTCCACGTCGTCGCCGAAATACCCGCGCGGAACGTAATACTGCGCCGGAAAATCTCCGTAAGCCGAAACGCCGCGGAACAACAGCGCGTATTCTGTCACAATTGCCCCGGCGTGTGGTTTCAGCGTGCGAATGCCGATCGTTCCCGAACCGGGAGCCGTATCCGTCACCGTTCCGCCGATCACGTTCGCCAGGTTCTCCAGCGTGCTCTCTTGCAGGTTCGTCTCGATCGTTATGCCTTCCTCGGTGCGCACAGCCTTCACCTTGCCTGTCCGCTGATCCGACCCAAAGGCCTCGATATTCTGGGTCTTGTTGATTTTCACGCCGCCATCCGTCTCGCCCAGCGCCGTCCAGCCCGTCCCAGGGGCTGCGTTCACTGCCGGGGCTGCCAGGCTGGCCGCCCCAATGTACAGTGTTCCAGTGCCCACCAGTAAAGCATAAGGGGTTGTATTGACTGTCATTCTCTACTCCTTCACATAGTCTGCGTAGCCCATCGCCACAATGCGCTCGGCTTCGCTCGCGGATAAGTTGACCACCTCGCCCGGCCCGCCCACACCCTCCACCGCGCGCCCTGGCTTGATCTTGATCGCCACCGTCTTATTGCTGACGGGATGAATCACCTTGTTTTGAACCGTTGTCATATCTTTCATATCTCTCCTTCACTGTTTTCCCCTTCCCCTAAATCGGTGCCCTGCCCCGCGTGCTTTTCGCGGGGTTTCCGATTTGGGGGAAGGCCGGGATGGGGGTCATGCAACAGCCTCCTCGGCTACCAGCGCCTCGAAAAACGCCAGGCCCATCTCTTTATTCAGGTCCTTGTCATATAAAATCGAAAAACCCGAATCCTGCTTGAAGTAGTGCATCAGTGCGCTGCCCAGGCTGGTTGACACCACTGTTCTTTCGCTCTCTCGGCTCAGGTCCACCAGCTCGCGCCAGGCATCGATCACCTCGATCCGTTTCTCAGCTCTGATCTGCACCTCGACCCGTATCTTTGACGTGCTTCCGTAGAGTTCTGGCTGCCCGCCATCCAGGATCACACTCACACCCAATTGGTCGCTTTTCCACTCCACGCCATACCGGTGCTTCCCGGCCACTCGCCCGCCAGCCTTCGTCAGGTTCGCAGCCAGCCACTTGATTACCACTTCCAACGGATCGATTTCCATGCTTCTCCTTTTCTCCCCCTAAATCGGCGCCCTGCCCCGCGTGCTTTTCGCGGGGTTTCCGATTTGGGGGGATGCCCACAGGGCAGGGGGGTCACTACACCTTGAACTCTTCCAAAATCCCGGCCAGTTGCGGCTTCGCCTTTGCCAGCCCGTTCGCCAGGTAGTGATACCCTTTGAAACTGCCGTGTCCCTGGTGCACCGGCAGCGCATACTTCAATCCGCTGCCCAGTTGCAGGCTCACCTTGCCAGCCGCAACTTCTCCGTCATTGGCCTGGTTTCCGCGTTCTGGTGTTTCGGGCGCCGCTGCAATATCATCCTGGCTCCACTCATAACCTGGTTGCGCCGTATGGATCGATCTGCGCAGCGTCCCGGTCAGCACGCCATGGCCCTTTGTTAATTCAAACTTTGCATAAGTCTCGGCCACCAGCCCAAACCTGCCCAGCGCCTTGCCCACATTCGCCAGCGTCTGATTCACAACCTTGTCCGCTTCCCAGCGGGTGATGCGTGCCCTAGCTGGCATTCAGCGCCTCCACCACAACCGACAAATGATGCACATCCATCATCGACTGCCGCTTCAGCACAGGTCCAACCTTCCAGACCTGGCTGCCAATCCTCAGCTCGTCGCCGGGGAGCACATCCGTCCCGCCCGGGAACAGCACCAAATCCGCATGGATAAACGCCCACTCAGCCGTTCTCGGGTCCTGGATCCGCATCGCCTTCTGCGTTTTCCGGCAGCGTACAGCCGTACCCACAACCACTGGCACAACTTCCGCGTTGTTATACCGGTCGCTTCCGCTCTCGGTTATCCTCGTGATCGTGCAAGTCTGGTTCAAAAACGCATCAAAGCTCATGGTTCCGCTTTTCCCTCCCCCTAAATTGCCATGCCCTGCCCCGCGTGTTTTTCGCGGGGTTCTGGCAATTTGGGGGGAGCCGGTGGGGGGTAAAAGCCCTACAGCCTGATCGCCGCCACCGTGATCGTTGTCTCCGACGAATAATCCACGTACACCTTTCCATCTGGCTGGTTGAAAATCCCCGGCGGGAACGGCCCGATCATCTTCTCCGATCCGTTTGCCACCGCCACCACCCGCGCGGTGATCGCCATCGAATCCACCAGGGCGGGCACCAGCACCGTCACGTTGATCGGCGCTCCTGCCCCGTTCTTGATATGCACGAACACCTGCCCATCGTTCGGGATCGAATTGCCCAGCGCGTTTGCCGCTGCGTAACTCGGGACGATCCCCGTCCGTGCAATTTGTTGAACTGTCAAATCTGACCTTGGCATCGTAAATCTCCTTTTCTAACTCACTCCCCCCAATTTGGGGGGCTGTCGCGGAAGGGCAGGGGGTCACCCAACGATCGGGAACGCCAGCCGCCGCATGATCTGCTTTCGTTCTTTCTGGTAATCCAGCGCAGTGTACGAATACTCGCCCGCCACGCTCTCGCTCGCAAACGCCGTCCGGTTCAGGTCCAGCCGCACCAGGTCGATGATCGCCCTCGTGCGCTCCAATCGGTCGTCAACCGCTTTATAGGTCACCGTTACCTGGTCTTCCCAGTTCGTGCCCTCCGGCAAACGCTCGATCACCCCGCCGCCCCATTTTCGATAATCTGTCGTCAGCAGGGTATAAACCACCCCGCTCGCGCTCGTTTCGGCGATGCTCACAATCTCTGCGATCTCGGTCGGTAGGAATAGGTTCATGCCCTCGCCTTCCAGCGTTTTCACGATTTGCACCGTCCCGCCGTCGTCCTGCGGAACACCGATTCGCGCCGTCACCTCCGCCTCCACGCGGTCGATCACCTGCTGCAAATCCGCGTCTGCCAGGCTGGTATTGATTAGTGCTCTCACGTCTGCTGTCGTTACGAGTGACATAATTCTTCCTCTCTCTCCCCCCAAATATCCCGCAGGGTATTTGGGGGGATGCCCGCTAGGGCAGGGGGGTGGGGTTGGGTCTTACGCTACCCTCAGCACCTCAACATACACTTCTGCGCCCGGGAAGTCTCCGCCCGAACTCGCCTTCACCACCCGCAGGTTTGCGCCCGCGGCGATCTCATGCTGGGCATCGTCGATGGTTGCAAAATAATTCACGCCCTTGTCGGGGCTTGCCGAGCAGTCGAATGCCTCGCTGATCGCGGTTGTCACGTTTTGAATTTGCAGCGTGCATCCGGCTGTACCGGCGCCCTTCATCACAAACCAGGCCTTGATCACCCGGCTTTTGTGCGTCAGCGCCACGTCCACATTCCCGTTCGCGCCGCTCGCCACTGCCACCCGGTGGATCACCGGGATCGCCCCGATCACATTCGCATCGGCAGCCAGCTTCACCACCAGCCCGGTCAAACCGGCTCCAGCCGCCCCAACCTCTAGCTTGGCCTCGGTCACATTCGCGTCCTTGATCTTGGCTGTTTCCACCGCATTTGCCGCCAGTTTTGCCGCCGTCACGTTCGCGTTCAGGATCTTGGCCGTGGTCACAGCGTCTGCTGTCAGCTTGGCCGCCGTGATCGAGTCGTCCGCCACCGTCCCGATCAGTGTCCAGGTCGGCTCCAACTCCGTCCCTTCGTTCACATAAACGGCCCCGTTGGTGATGTTCACCAAAATCGCGCCAGTTCCGGCCCCGCGTTCGGTTGCGTCTACGCCCGGCGTGGTTTCAGTGATCGCCAGGGTTGCTCCCGTCCCCACCAGGCTGTTCAACGCCACCGTGATCAACGGCAGCGCCTTCTTCGCCAGGTTTCCGCCAAACGTCAGCGTCACGGTTCCCACGCCGCCCGAAAGTGACCCTTCGGTTGCCGTGATTCCGCTCGCGCCAATCGTCGCGATTGCGCGCAGCGCCGTGTTGATGTTCGCCAGCAGGGTGTTGGTCGTCGCGCTCCACGTGATTGCCGCCGTGATCTGACCCTCAAAGGCCAGTTTGAATGTCCCGCCGGTCGGGGTTGCCCCAATCGTCAGGGTTTGCACCTCGGTTGTGCCATCGCTTGGCGCCCCCGTGTGAATCCGCAGATCATATGCTCCTTCGATTACGCCCATCGTTACTCCTCGGCCTTCTCGGCCACCTCAGATTTCACCGGTTCTGGCGCCTCTTTTTTGGTTGCGATGCGCACATAGCCATCTTTGATGTACTGCCTGGCTTCGCTCTCGGGCATCTCAACCACCGCGCCCGCCTCGCCATAACCGCCAATTCCATGCAAAGGCAGGATCTCCACCTTCACCTTCTTTTCGACCTTCGCGCCTTTATCTGCCATTCGTTCCTTCTTTTCCTGGCTCCCTTTCCCCAAATCCTGTTCTTGCATTTGGGGAAAGGGCGGGGGGATAGGGGTCGGGGTCCTTTAGATCCCGGTGATCTTGCAGAAAGCCGCGGCCCGGTAGATTGCCAGGGTCGCATACTCGGTTGCCTTGATCGCCAGCTTGCCCTTCACAAAGTAATCGTTGTGGCTGTCAGATACCTTGATATCCACCCCGCCGCCGCGGAACAACTCCGAGTAAAGCTGGAAGTCGCCCAGCAGCGCGGTGTTCTCGGTCTCAGCCGTGGTGATCACCCCGTTCAGGCCCCAGATCCGTTCCGGCCCGGCATCCGCTGGGCTGCCCCAAATGTAGATCCCGTCGGTCGTCCGCAGCAGGCGAATGTCCTGCCAGTCTTTCGGGTGCATCACGAACCCGCTCGGCTCGGCAAACCCGGTTGAACGCACCAGGGTGATCGCCTTGTACAGCGCGTCCGGGGTCGGGTCGCTGCCCTTCGCCTGGCTCTGCACGCCGCTCTTCACCAGGAAGCCCTCAATGTCGGTTGTCCCAACGCCGCTGATCAGTTTGGTCTCTTCGGCCAGCTTCAGGAACAGCGTCAGGCGGTTATCGATCAGCGCTTCCACCTGCGGCACGTACTTCAACTGCTCTTCGGTCGTCGGCAGGAAGGTTGCGATCTTGAACATTGCCACCGTGCGCTCAGTCCAGGCGTCCGCGCTTTCCGGGGCCGCGGCTTCTTCTTCGGTGGTGTCCGCTGCGTTGGTGAAGGTCGTTTCTTCCATGTACTTCACCGCGGCCTGGTCATGCTGGGTCTGCGGGATCAAGTCCGCCACGGTCGGGCGCCGCGTCGCATAATCCACATTCCGCCCGGTGCGCGTGCTCTCCGGGGCGTAGCCCACGCTTGTGCTCATCACGGTCTTCATCGAAAGTCCCTTCAGCGAGACGTTGATGTCGTTGCCGTTCACGCGATTTTTGAACCCGTCCGATTCCACGAACATCTGCCCGATGCTCTTCCGCTCTTGGCCGTCAGTTCGGCCAGGCTCTCCCGAACCCTTCGCCCCGCCCATCGGCAGATCGCTCGCCGCGCGGTTCTGGTTGCGGATGTATTCCGCGTTCTTCTGGTAAGTTTCATCCAGCAGTTTCGCGTCATCCAGCTCGCGCCCCAGGGCGGTCAGCTCGGTATTGCGCGCCTTCACATCTTCCACCTGGGCGGTGGTCATATCCAAACCACCCTCCACGGTCTTGGCCTTCTCAAAAATCTCGGCCAGTTCGCTTTGCTTCTGGGCCAACACGCCCTGTAGTTCCTTTACGCTTTTCATCGTTCTCTCCTATTTTGAATTGTTTCTCAGCTCCCCTTCCCCTAAATCGGTGCCCTGCCCCGCGTGCTTTTCGCGGGGTTTCCGAATTTGGGGGAAAGCGGCGAAGCCGAAGGGGGTAGGGGCTGGAATTGATGGGCCTATAGCCCCGATTGAATTTGCAAAAACTTGATGTACTCGCTCACGACCGCGCTCGTCTCTGCCCGGGGTTCCGTCTCGCGCAAAATGACCTCGATCTCCGCTGCCATTTTCGCCAGCCGCCCGCGCACCAGTTCCGAAAGCGTCCGTCCTTCCTGTTCGCGCCACTGCTTGCGGTCCTTCACACGCGCCACAAACTCCTCGATGGTGTTCTCCACCAGCGCGGAATGCTCCATAAAGGTCGCACCGGCCACCGGTAGACCCTTGATGCCTGCTGTTGCTGGGTTCATGCCCCAGTTCACATCCGAAATGTCGAACAATTCCACATCCCTCAAGACGCGGATGTCCATTTTAGTGATCTCGTCTGTCTTGATTTCATAAGCGTGCACCTGGTAGGCGTAGCTCATTTCGGTCACATCGCCTTCCTGGATCGCCTTGAACACCCAGTCCGAGAGTTCAATCCCCTCGTAATATTTCCGCGTCACCTCCACGCCGCCTGTTGCCTCGGGCGCCCAGGCCAGCACCTTGTCTGGCAGCCCGTCTCTGCCCACCTCGCGCACGCTTTTCACGCTCGCAATCGGCGGGTTATAAGAATTGTGATTCCACAAAAACCGCACCCGATCCCGGCTTCCATCTCCCAGCCGCTTGGCGAATGAACCCGGCTCGCTCATATCGTTGCCGCTGTCCACGTTCCCATGCACTGCGAAAATCCCCGTCACCGTCCGGGTCTCCACATTCAATTCCTTGATAAAGTAAGGCAGTTTCTTGTATTCCATCATCTTCTCCTTGATTTTCTTCCCCAAATCGCCATGCCCTGCCCCGCGTGTTTTTCGCGGGGTTCTGGCTATTTGGGGGAAAGCGGCGCAGCCGAAGGGGGCCTTACTCCCTCACGGGAGCGCGCTCTCCAAAATACGCGCCCGCTGCCCGGGTGCAGTTCGGGTGCTCCAATAAATGCTCTTCGAAATACGCCAGGCTCCAGATCTGCCCGTTCGCGATCTTGCAGGCATCATCGTCGTCTTCTGCGCCGTTATCCATGATGATCACCTTGCTCACTCCGGCGCCCTCATAGCGTTCCACGCTTGCCGAGTTTTGCGCGGTGCCCAGTTCGGTTCTCGCAATTGTCCGCGCTCGGCCTTTATAGGTCTGCTCCACGATCTCCCGCAGCCCTCGTACGCCGTTCGCCGGGTCCCCGCGCACCAGCTCATCAATGCTCCAGCCGTTCTCATTGCCGTATTGCAAAAGCTCCTTCAGCGCTTCCAGCGTCGTCTGCTGAATTTCCCGCACCTGTTTTCCAGCGCCCGCCAGCACCCTTGTCACCAGCGGATCAGTCAGGTCGAACGCCGTTTCCACGCCCAGGCTCAGGTTCCAGCTTTCCCACGAAAGCTCCATCATCGTCACATAAAACCGTGTGATCAGCACAATCAAGGCCGCCTCATCCTCATTCGACAGCAAATCCTCCGCGTCTGGCAGCGCCGTCTTTAGCTCACTTTCTCCAAATCCTGCCTTTGGATTTGGGGAAAGGGCGGGGGGATAGGGGTCGTTCTTTGTTTTCTTCGCCCGCGCCACCACCTTCTCCGCCAGGTCGCTGAAATACTTTTCCAGCTCAGCCTCCATCTTCACCGCCAGCTTCGCCCGTAACTTCCTCAAAGCCGTCCCCGCGTTCTTTGCTTTGCTCTCCTTCGCGTCCTTTGCGTCCTTCGTGTTTACGCCCTTGCCCTTTTCAACAGCCGCCTCCTCCCTCACCACCGCCTGCCCGGCTGGCACAAACTCGCTCGCCAGGCTAACCTTATAGACCTCATCGCCGTCATCCGGCTCGATCCCCAGTTGGATTTTCGCCTGCGCCCGTGTCAGCAGTGATCGCTCGAATGCGCTCGTCACCCGCTCCCAAATCTTCGTCTCGTCCTCTTGCAGCGCCCGCACCACCCGCAGGTTGAATTGCACTGCCCAGTTCTTCGCCTTCACCGGGATCTCGTCCTTCATCCCGCTCCACAATTCAGAAGCAAACGACCGCCACAGCGCCGCCAGCGTCAGCTCGGTAAATGACCGTCTGGCCGCCTGGTCGCCATAATCGCTGCGCTTCAGCCCCACCGAAAGCCCGGCCACCACCGGCGGCACCCTGAAACACGCCGCAATCCGCGCCTCCGGCACCGCGCTCAGGGTTTCCGCCGCCAGTTGTTGCAGGTCGAAACCCAGCTTCTCCACCGTCATCCCCGCCTCCAAAAAGGCCGGGGTTCCCGCGTTCTCGCCCGCGTGGCTCGCTGTCCATTCCTTCCGCAAGCGTTTCGCCTTATCTGGCGTCAGCTCGTCATCCTCTGTCAGCGTGATCACGATCGGCGGCACCGCGTTGTTCTTCAGCAGGGCATAGATATAGGCATTCGCCTCGCTGTCCTTGTCCACCTCCCGCGCCGCGGCCATGATCGCCCCCATCCCCTTCTCGGGGTGCAGCGGGTCAGGCATCCACTTCCAATGGATGATGTCATCCTTCGATAGGCGCAGCTTCTCGCCCCCGTTGCCGGGATCGTACAGGTATTCCTTCACAAACCCTTGCGCCGTGCTCTCACCTCGCACCGGGGTCATCTGCGCATCGCTGAACGGCCACCAGTGCAGCACCTGCCCATTTTTATTGCGCTGCTTCCAGATGTACACATTCCCGCCGATCGCCGCATACACCACCACGAACTGCATGAATTCAGCCTCCCCCATATCCGGGTTCGGCTGCCTGATGATCTTCATCAGCTCATCGCGGTAATTCGCCTTGAACTTTCCATCCGTCTCTGTCCCTGCCAGCAGGGGCGCCTCAGGGAACGAAAACGCCAGCGCGCTCACACACGCAAACACGGCGCTGTTCGCCTGGTAACCGTCCGTCACGGCCTGCGAAAAAGTATATTTATTCCATGGCCAGCGTACAAATCGTTGGTTCAGCTTCAGGTTGCGTGTCACGCCGCTTGCGGCTTTCACCAATAATTTCTGAATAAAATTCATAAGATTCGGCTCTCCCGGTGCCTGCCGATCATTTCCAAAAGTTTATTGTGCGCGCTCGCAGCCGCATCCACCTGGTCGTCATACTTCCCGTTGTTAAACGCGCAGCACTCATTCACAAAAGACTCATTCCACGCGCCTTCCACCAGCCAGACCTGCCCGCCCTGCATTCCGCTCTCCAGCGGCTCAGATCGGGTCTCCTTCGAACCGCTCACCGTCTCGTAAAATACCGGGAAACCCTTCAACACCCGGCTCGTCGCTTGCGCGCTGTCCAGCCCCGCGCTTCCCGGGTCCTGCTGGTGCCAGGTCTTCACCAACCCGCCCCACCTCTCCCGGTCTTTCTCTGCGCAGGACCGTATCTTCTGATCCCGCTCATAACTCGACCACTGCCCGCGCGCCACATCCAGGATGTAGAAATTCTCATCCGAACAATACGCTTCCAGCACGCCCGCGCTGAAATCTCCGGTTGGGCTGCTCGCCTTGTCCCAAAACCGCACCGCGTACCTGATCGTCACGCCTTCGGGCAGCTTCTTCACCGTCTTGAACCAGGTTCGTTTGTAGCGCTGTCCTTCCTTCAGGTAGGGCCGCTGCTGGTAGAGCGCCGAAAAGAAGTAATCATCCTGTGTCTTGATTTTCAGCATCTCTTCTTTGCTCAGCATCGCCGGGCAGAGCACCTCGCCCATCGACCGGTTCAGCGGGTCCTTCAGCGACATATAAACGCCTTCGGCCATCTTTCGGCGCTGCTCGTCCCTGTCTTGCGCAAACAGCCCCTCTTCGATCAGCCCCGGCAAATCCAGCACCCGCCACTTGTCCGCATTCGGGTTGCTCACCATCTGCTTCAAGAGCCGCCCCGCCGGGTCGTCTGGGTGCCAGTGGGTCATGATCAGCACCCCGGCCTTCATACGCACGCGCATCGCGCTTTTATAGAAATCCCAAACGTCATCCCGCGTGGCCTGGCTCTGCGCCTCGCGGTGATCCTTGATCGGGTCATCCCAAATGTGCAAACCCTTCGGCTGTCCGCTGATCGCCCCGCCCACGCCCGCCGCCACCATCCCGCCCCGGTTCGGCGCTGCCAGGTCCCACGCGCTCACGCTCCGGCTGTCAGCCGAAAGCATCACCTGCTCATCAGAAGGCGATAGCCGCCCAAAGACCGCCTGGTAGCGGTCTGAAAGCACAATGTTGCGCGTGATCCGGCTGTTCTTGGCCGCCAGGGCCTCGGCGTAACTCACCTCTGTGATCCGCAGGTTCGGCATCTTTCCCAAGGCCCACGCCGGGAAAAACTGGCTGGTCAGCGCGCTCTTCCCATGCTGGGGGGGTGTCAAAATGATCAAAAACTGCGTCCCGCTCTCACCCTCCGTTTGCAGGTAACGCAGCACCTGCTCCAGCTCGAACGCGATCAGGTGATGCATCTCATAAGCCTGGTACCAGCCCTCGCTCATGTATTCGCAGAAAAACGCCAGGTCATCCTGGGCCAGCAAGACCTTGCCAACCTCTTCCCTGGCTTCCGCCGCGCTCACCTGCAAAGCCATCACGCTCATTCCACCGCCTCGTTCTCATCCGCCGCCTGCTGGTCGAGTAGCCCGTCCCCGGTGGTTGAGTAGCCCGTGCTCTCCGGGCGTATCGAAACCCCGGTCGTATCGAGACCCTCCTCCCGGTGGTCGAGTAGCCGCTGCTCTTGCGGCGTATCGAGACCCGCCCTATCGACCTCCGCCGCATACTCCTCCGCGAACTTATTTCTCATCGCCGCCAGCTCCTCCGGGTTGTCAATCCCCGCCAGGCGCAGCTTCTCTTCCCAGGGCAGCTTGCTCAAATCCACCGCGCCGCTCTTATCCAGCAGCACCGTGTTATCCGCCAGCACACCCGCCATCTTGAAATGCAATTCCCGGTCGCCGCGGCCCTTGTAATTCGGGGTTGCCGCCACTTCCATCATCGCTTCGATTGAATCGCTCAGCCCGTCCAGCGCCCGCGCCGCGCCAATATCCCGCGCCAGCGCCTCGATCACCGGGTTCTTCGTCCGCCATTCCGCCAGTTGCCGGTCGCTCGTCAACCCCAGCACCCGCACCGCCAGCTCTTCCTGCGTTGCCGGGTAGCGGTACTTCTTCGGCGTCGCCAGCCAGATGATAAAAAAGGCCACCCGCCACTTCCACCCGCCCGCCACCAGCTTGTAATACTCCTGCATCAAAACCGGCATGATCGGGTTCCCGTTGGCATCCTTTTTCCAGGTTTCCCCGCTCTCCATCCACTGCCGCGCCGCCTCCGACCGCAAACGCACATCTTCTGCCGTCAGGGTTTGGCGCGGGTCTCCCGACCCAGCTTCCTCCTCCGGCAGATCCAGTTTCAGCTTCAGTTGATAATCCGGTTGTTTGATCGCCATTCTTATCCGCGTTTTCTGCGTAACACAGTGGGAATCTCAGCCTGGTCTTGCAGTTGACGTTCCCACTGATCGTGATAGTTGAACTTACTCGTCAGGTCGGCCACAGCCTTCGTCAATTCGCCCAGTTGTGCCACCACCTGCTTGTTCACCATGATCGAAGTCTCTGAACGCGCATCAAAATACTGCTGCCATTGCAAATTGTTCTTATCAAACAGCATCGCGTAATGCGCGTTGATATCGGCAATCGCCTTGGTAAAGATCTTCACCAGGACCCAACCCAGCCCGCCCAATAAAAACGCAAATACGACGATAACTGCGATCTGATCCCATGCGCTCATCGGCACAAGTTCGGTAGGATCCATACTCGTGCTTTACCGCGTTGCCTTTTCGATCCAGTTTTTGCCAAACAACTGGTTCGCCAGGTCAACCGCAAAATCGATCATGCCTCCAAACACCGCTGCCTCGGCGCTCTCCGGCAGGTACGGAATATCCACCATCTCGTTCGCGATTGCCACCGCCAGCTTTTTCTTCTCGTAATTTCCGCTGGTCCAGGCATTCAGCTCCACCGCCTTGATGATCTGCGGAATCAGCCTGATCGCATCCTTCCAGTTCTTTACCGTCTCCAACTTCAGCGCCTGCACCTTCGCGATGATCTCCTGCGCCTTCTTTTCGTAATCCTGTTCGAGCAACATGCCTGCCTCCTCGTTAAATAAAAAACCCGGCACCAAATCGGTGCCGGGCGATCAACTCCGGTCGCTCATCCACGCCGTCCGCGTGGATTTCGCAAATCTCTACCTTCTATTTTCCCCCCAAATTCGGCGCTCTCCCGCATTTGGGGGGATGTCGCGCCAGCGACAGGGGGGTGCGGGGTGGGAACTGGCCTGGGGAGAGACCAGTTCCCTTTTGCGGAAAGCAAGGGGTCTATCCCTTACAAATTAATTTTAACAGCTTCCTTGAAAAAGTCAAGCATTTGTAAGTTATTTATGATAAATATATTAAAAATCATAAATATTAGCACAAAACTCTCCCCCCAAATCGCCGTGCCCTGCCCCGCGTGTTTTTCGCGGGGTTGCGGCTATTTGGGGGGATGCCCGCAGGGCAGGGGGGCTAGGGGCTGCCTAACCCTTCAACTCCCTGTCCCACTCCCTCACCCGCTTCACCTTCTCCAGCGCCTCCTCCGCGCTCAAATCCTCGCTCTGCGGAACCAGGTTATACCCCCGCTCCCGCAGCCAGGCAAAAGCGATCATCGTTGCCAGCGGCTTATTCGCCAAAATCGCCTGCGCAATCCCCTCCAGCGCCTCCCGCCCGTTCATCAAATCTGCCAGGTCTTCCTGGTCGGGCCGCGCCTTCCCGCTCAGCGGGAACAACACTGCTGCTTTCCCTCCCCCTAAATTCGTGCCCTGCCCCGTGTGCTCTTCGCGGGGCTCCGAATTTGGGGGGAGCCGGTGGGGGGTCTGTCCTTGCTCTTGCTCTTTCCCTTGCATCTTCTTCTTCATTTTGACTGGTCCTTTCTGACTGAACGTGTTAAACAAAATCCCGCAGTAGAACCGACATTGCCGGGACCAGTCAAGTCTTGCGGCGACACGTTTTCTACTGCGGGGCTTTGCCCATGAATATGAAGTTGTTAGGCTTTGTCGTTTAAAAGCGACGCGCCGCCTTCATGGTGACTTGACTGGTCAAAATTATTTTACACCTCTTTTCAAAAACATGCAACATAACGCCCGTTCTCAGCCCTGCCCCGGCTTCCCCCACCACGTCCGCGTCAGCCGCTCCTCGGGTGGGCAGGCATCGCACACGATCTCCCGCACCGTTCCCTCCACCACCGCGTCCACCTCCACCACCAGCTGCGTCTCAGAAATCGCGTGTCTGAACTTCATCAGCCGCGTCACCCAGCGCCCATTCTCCCGGCTCGTCACCGTCAACCCCAGCACATGCCCCCGCCCGCACGTCCACGGCGTTCCATTTTGCTTTCTGTCAGCCTTCTTCACACATCACCTCCTGTTGTTTTTCTTCCCCCAAATCGCCATGCCCTGCCCCGCGTGTTTTTCGCTGGGCTCCGGCTATTTGGGGGGATGCCCGTAGGGCAGGGGGGTAAGACAGCCCCCGCCACATCCCGCCCGCCGTCACCGCCACAAACCCCGGCAGCACCCACCCCGCCCGCACCAGCGTTATCCCCTGCAC